AGAGCTTCTCTGCGCGTACATACGCTTATATAGCCGGTCAGTGTTTTATCGGTCAAGTTATCTGCTATAGTATACGGCACTCCCGCCGGTTCAAGTATCTCTGCTATAAGCTCTGTCAGCGATTTGTTAGTATACATACCGCCATAGAATTGAACGTCGTCAAGCAAGCCCATGTAATCTTCTGTAGCTATTTCATATGAATCTCGCGAATTCCGCGAATAATTCTTTACGAATGTAGTTGACATGAGTTCGTCATCGAAGTAAGATTTAATAGCCTGTTTATCTTGAAACACATACTCAATATCAGTTTTCTGCTTTAATGAGAAATCCATAGTGTCTATTTTCAATGTAGAGCTTACTGGGTCAATGTCATGAAGCAGTGTAAACGTTTCAATATCCGGTCTGCCAAACTGGCGTATTAATCCATAGATAATATTGTTCAACGTCAGATAATTCTGCGGCATATTCACATTTGTTAATGTAATTATAAGCTTATTATAGCTTTCAACATATTGTTCGCAATAATAGTTTGGGCTATCAGGATTGTAGGTCTTATCATAAAGCAACTTTGAGCCGTTATACCATTTGATGTTAACGATTTTTGGATATCTTCCTACAATTTCGCTGAATACAAGTGTGATTCCTTGTGAGGAAAAATTACCATCGGCTTCTAATTCAATTTCTATATCTGATAAAGCTCCACTGTCATCAGATATCTCGTCAGACATAATCGGAACACATGTAGTTAAATCATCAGGGTATATTCGTCCAGTTCCGTCGAGAAGAACATTGTTCAATTCTCCTGGGTTCATATAATCCTGCGGAGGTCTATCCGCCCTCAATAGTTCTGGATTAGAATAATCATTTGTTCCCCACACTGAGGGAACAAACGCTTCTCGTGCTCCTACAGCGACATCTTCATATACTACAGTTAACTTCATGTTGCGTACCTCTGCGGCTCCATTGCAATAAAGTCAAATGTCAGATTTCCCCAATATCTGTTTGTGCTTGAATACTCTCGTATGAGATTATCGCTGCCCTGCGTAATATATGCCATAAAAGATAATATAGTATTGCCATATGCTACGTTTATTGCATGGCTTTCGACTGGCGCAGATATTGTCTGATATAGCTCATTATATTCATCCTGCGACAACAAGTCTGTTTGAACAGTAACACTGAAATTATAGTATGTGCCTATTAAGTCGCGGTGCATCTTTCCATCGATTGTACGACCGGCATTGCTGCCGTCAGCGACTGAGAAGTTTCTCGTCAGAGATGTTACTATAGCTCCATATTCAACGCCGTCTATGACAAGCATTAGTAACCACCTCCACTGATGATGACTTTTGTAGGAGTGCCGCTACGTCGATTCTCGCGCTCTATGGCAGCTCCAAATGTTTTTCCTACTACTTGCCCGTCCAATACAATAACGCTCTGCTGTGACCCTGTAGGCGCGTTCTGCATGGCTCTCATAACTGCTAAATACACACCTTGCTGAATTCCCTCTACTATCTGTGAATTGTTAGCTACAGCTGTTTTGCCATTAGTGAATTTGCCTACAAGTTCATTCGAATTAGCATAGAACACTCCATTTTCAGGGAAACCGCCGGTAGCAAAACCTAAAGCAGGGAATAGTGAACCACTAAATCCAAAGAATGAAGCGAGCCCGCTTGCTATTCCTTTAAGTATTCCCTCTATTGTTGCTTGTGCAGTAGCACTATCTCTATTAGCTTGAGATATTTTATCTAATTCAGATAACGTTTCATCGTCAAGCTTTACCTCATTATTACCAGAAGCCAATTCTTTTATTTTGGCTATGATTTCTAATGGTAGCATAGCATTATCTACAGCGTCAGCAAGAATATTTTCCATTGATTCATTGCTGGTTATAGGATTCTTAGAGATATTGTTATTGATGTTGTTGCTATTGTTATTGACTTTGTTGCTACTTGTGCCATTGCTGACTGCACCACTAAAATATTCTGATTTTACGCCCTCAGGAGTGCGCGAAGGTCTGTAATTGGGCGACTGGCTTGATTCATATGATCTGGCATTATAATCAGGAGTAGTGCCACCCATGACTTCGTTTAGCCGTGCAAAGTTGTTATACATATTGTTGAATATTTGAGCATATTCTTTGTCGGCTTCTATCATTGGATCAACTAAAGCATTAAAAATCTTTTCATCATAATCGTCAGCCATATTAATAATAGCATTAAGACCATTTTGAGTATTAAGATTAATATTTCCCATAGTCTCATCCCATCCAGACTCAATATTAGTTCCAGTAGAAGCAAACGATTCCTGAATCTGTTGGTTTACTGTTCCAGTCTTTATGCCGAGACCATCCATGAATGCGCCCCATGTTTCTTGTATGTTTGTTCCAGCTTCTGACATTGTGGTATTTATGAAATCAGTAGTTCCGCTGGTTTGCTGCTTCATGGCATCCATTCGCATACTCCATGAAGTGCCTATATTTATACCAAGATTATTCCATGCGGAAGAATACATCGGCGCAAATTCTTCAAATGAAGTTGTTAAATTATCAGTGGTATTATTTGTTGCAGTCTCAATGTTATTAAGCGATTCATTTAAATCGTCTTCCATTGTCCCATATGCTATTGCAAATGGGTCTTTGATACTATTAGCAGTTTCGCTTGCCGCATTGCTTATTGGCTGTTGACGTTCCTTAAGAAGTCCCTCAAGAGATGTCATTAGCTCTGATGCACCGTCATATAGGTCTGATTCCCATAAGTCCACAGTATTGGTTAATCCGTCTAATACGTTCTCTGTATTGGATTGCAAAGCACCTAATGAAGCTCCGAAGAGTGCTAAATCTAACACTGGCGCAAGCGGATTAGCAACTAAGCTGTTGCTTGCGTTCTTTGCAGCGTTTGGCACATCGAGCAATCCTCTAACCATATCTCCGACTGCGCTTGTCTCTTTCGCTGTTTCCTTTGTCTGTTCTGTAAGCGACTTATTTTTCTTGCCGAAAGCGTTAGTTACATCATCTGTAGCCCCACGAAGTTTTTTGAGGATATTTCCAAGTATTCCTGCGCCGGTAGCGTCTTTAACCAGGTTGTTGACAAGACTAACGCCTTTGAATATTAAATATACTGTAGCAAGATTTTTGAGCAGACTTATCAGAGAATCGAAAGTGGCTTTTGCACTTCCCCAGTCAAGACCGAGAAACTCGCTGACTTTAGATACAATGTTCTGAAATGTATTGTATGCGCCGCTTAATTCAGAACCTATGCCGAGGATGTTTTCTTTCATTCCCTCTGCCCAAGTCTCAAGGTCTTCACCGTCGGTGAGCCAGTTGCGTATATCTTCAGCTATCTTATCAACTTTAGTTTCAGCTTTAACTAAAGCTTCATCAAGAAAGTCATAACTGTTAATCTCCGCCATCAAGGCTCCGGTGAGCTTATCTATGTCTACACCTGAACCGGTAGTAGCCGAAGCAGACTGTTGCTTACCCAGGATGTTCAGCTGGTCAAAGGACAACTGGTAGAGCTCACGAGTGCTTTCTACAGCTTCATCTACAGCATCTTTATAGTCCCCCACAGAACCGGTAGAAGAACTGAAATCAAACTCTGGTAATTCTATGCCAAATGCCGCTGACAAGGCTTGTATGGCTTCTCTGAGTACTCTGACAAATGCTATGACATAAGGCAATGCCGCCTGAATGATAGGCATAATCAGTTCGCCCAGAGACCGACTAAGCAGCTGAAGCTGCGCATTGAGCACTCTCATCTGGTTAGCGGGCTGCTCAATAGTACGTGACAAGTCGCCCATAGCAGAGTCAGATTGGCGAAGCAAAGTCAACGTTCTAAGCATTGATTTCTCGGCTTGAGTCATTGCTTCAACGTTGTTGCTGATTCCAAGTTCTGTTGCTACAAGTTGGAGATTGGCAACCGAAAGGTCACGACCGAGATTACGAATAGGCTCAATTTCACCGGACAGCGCGCTTCTTATCTTATTTGATGATTCCTCGATATCAAGATTATAGAGCGACGAATAGTCATAGGAAAGTTGAGTAAGCGCAGTACTCATAGCATACGCAGTATCAGTAGCAACGCCAAATGAATTAGACATATCCATGACTGTTGCCTGTATCTTCATCCACTGTGCAGGGTCTACACCAAGCGCGTCACTGACTGTCTGCGCGTAATCATATGCTTCTTGAGAATATTCTCCCATAGCAACATTAAAAAGATTTAATGTTTCTATGTAATCGTTATAGCTCGACGCTGCGCTACTTAATACGTTTCTGATACCATTAAGAGCAGCCAGTACTGTAGCTGTGTTGAACATACGTTGCAGCATTCGAGTAACGCTGTCAGAACGAGATGTTATGTTATTATATAGTGCGGTAAGTGAACTATTTGCGCTTTTGTTGGCTTGAGCAAATTCGTTTGTGCTTGAAACAACTTTTTTAATGTTGTTCGGGAGCGCAGTCATGCCCTTATGTACTTTTTCAAGTTCATCCGCAAGAGGGCGCAAACGGTCGGCTACACGAGCTATGGAGAGAGCAAACTCGCCCATGTCCATGCTGTTGAGCTCTTTTGCAATATTGGGGATCGCCCTCAACTGGCTTACATATGGACCCAGTTTGGACTTTTCAAGCGTTTGCAGCGGTTTTAAAGCGTCTGCAAGAATGCCAAGATGAGACAAGCTGTCAACATCTATAGAACGTGTAGCTTCGCCTATATTTCGAATCTGGTTACCTATAGACGGGCTGATAGTAGGCATTTGTGTTTTACTAAGTCTTTCGAGAGCGTTAGTCAATTCGTTGAAATGTCTTATCTGTGTGTCTGTGAGCCCGCTTGTAGCACGTGCGAAGTTTTCTATTTGAGTAGAAAGACCGCGCGGTATACTAGTGGTTATTTTGCCGGCACTTGAAAGTTTAGCCATAGAGTCGGCAAGGCTACTGAGATTTGTTAAACCGGTGGTATTAAAAGAATTTATAGCTACACTTAATTGAGTAAATCCTTTTATTGCCGTAGCAAACCGAATGCCTGTGATAGACTGCTTTAACTGTGATAGTCCTTGAGCGAGCTTTAGCAAACTATCTGAAGAGTCACGAGCACTCTGTTCTATAGCTACTGATAACGAATCTATTTTAACTTCTTCAGGCATTATCTAACCACCTACCTTTCTTTTCTCTTTGTGCTCTACGTTTAGCTCGTTCATCTTGCTTCATCTTTGTAAGCATAATAAGCCGCTGCTGTTCAATAAACTGCGGCGAAGACTGAAATTCTTGAATCTCTTTTGAATTGCGCAAATCAATAGGCTTATCGGGGTACTGCGCACGTTTGGACAAGCATGATGCTATAGCGTGTTGAACGTACAATCCCGTCAGATACGCTTGCAGATTGCACATATCGCGTTCTTCATGTCTCTTGTCCTCAAATGCTTCAATGAATGGTTTCATCCTGTTTGGATTCAGCGTCCAGAATAGGTCTATGTCAAGACCCATTCTGTACGCCATTGGAAGCCAATGCTTATATATGGTATCTTTGCTACTGGTTATTTCTTTTTCGATAATACCAATATTTTCGGTTATTCCTCTATCTCGGTTTCCTCGTTCAACGCCTTTCGGCTCGCTTTGAAAAAACCGCTTTCCGTAAGCGATTTAGTCATAGCTTCATATACATCCAGAAACTTTCCGCCATTTGCCATATGGGCTTCAATTTCTTTACCGGCGTCTTCTAAGTCTATACCTGCAACATATGCAAAGTATGCTCTGCATATAGAGAACCTACGCTTGTCTGCTTGAAATATGTTTACTCCCAGTTCTTCAAGGTCGCATATGGCGTTGAAGTCGAGCTCGGGCTCTTTATAGGTTTTTCCGTTGATAGTCATTTTTTACTCTCCTCAATCATTCAATGGTAGGCTTAGTGTCCCAACCTTTGGTCTTGTTAACAACGATGGACGGCTGCGGCTGCCATGCAACGTTGGACGAAATCTCGGGAAGCGGTACTTCATCAGGCTCGCCGGTAAAGAAGAATGCCTGAGACAGCTGCGGATGAATTACGGTAAACCAAATAGCTTTGCTACCTGCTACAGCAGTATCATATGCCTCCATGAGAGTATCCCATGCTGTAAGAAATTCTTCGGTCATGTTGCCGGTAAACTGCACTGCACCGGTGTCCTTGAGACCACGAACATATCTCTTGTATTCGGTTTCAGAGATAGGCGTTACTTCTATCGTATCAGGCGTAGAGCCGACAGCGGGGATGGTTACAAGGTCGGGTATCTCTACCCATCCAGCGGTAGGTTTGGTGTCGGCGGTGGTTTCAGGTGCATAATAAAATCTTATGCCATTCGTGGATAATTCTGCCATTATTATACCTCCGTTTTTGATTCTGTTTTGGAATATCTTGCTACCATTCTATAAATAGTAGCGTCGTTTAAATTAGGGATAGGATTACACATTGTGCGTTGAAAGTAGTACTTAAGCATTACGCTGTCAATAATGCCCATAATAGTTTTGCATTCCTGTTTGCGTTCGCTTTGGGAATTACTAAACACATCTACTGAATACATTAGACGGGCTAATGCTTCTCCCCCTTTAATGGGAACAGAGATAGTATCGGTAGTATTGTCTGCTTCTCTGAAATAGATATGCGGAAACCTACTCGGCTTCGAGACATACTCTGATACTACCTCTGCATTAGGGTAATACTGCTTAATTGCTTTTGCTACTTTATCAACGTAA